TTGCTGTCGCGGTCCTGGCGGCGGCCGGGGGTCGAGTAGGCGTCGGCATTGATCGCCGCGCGCATCATGCCGCCCCGGTAATCCTGGTCGGGCGAACCGTAGGCCTCGCGGCGCAGCTGCTCGGCAAGCGCGCGGTCATGGGTGAGCGGGATGGCGAATTCGCCGGCCGTCGCCTTGATGGTTGCCATCTTGAAGGTCGCGGACCAGTTGTTCACGGCTGCGCGAAAGCGGATTTGTGCCCACAGCGCTGTCGCGTCCGAATGGACCTTGGTGCCCACCAGCGCATAGGCGTTGAAACGCCGGTCGGGGTCGGTGACGTCATCGGTCAGATAGATCGGGTCGCCGATGCGTTCGGCCGGCAGATCATAGACCAGCGCATAGCCCGCATTGGCGACTGCCAGGTCGTCGCGCGACAGCTGCCGGACCTGCTTGCCGAAGGTGAACAGGTAGATGCCCAGGTTGAATTCGACCACGGCCTCGTAGATCAGCGCGGCCGACCGGCCGGCGTCGAGCTCTTCGTCCAGCGACTGCAGCGGCGTTTCGCCGATCATGGCGCAGGCCGCGTTGACGATATCGAGGTCGGTGAGCAGGGCCATGATGGAACCTTGTTTTATCCGGGTGGCGCGGGACGTGACATACCGCGCCACCCTTCTCTCGATCGCCGGCCGGGAGGGGCCGACAAGGAGCTCGTTAATCCGGCACGATCGCGGTCGCGACAGCGCCCAGGGCGGTGAAGGCCTGCAGCAGCCAGCCATTGTCGAGGTGCTGGCGGGCCACATAGAGCTGCGTGTGGGTGAGCAGGGCCTCGACGGCGCCGCCCGAGCAGTCCACGTTGTTGATGGTGCAGCCGGCGCCCGTGGTCTGCAGCTCGCAGTTGGTCGAGGGCACTACCCAGATGTTGATCTCGCGGCCGCGGGTCGCTGCCGTGCAGGCCGGCAACTTCAGGATGTGGTTGGCGTTCGCCGAGGTGGCCACCACCATGCTGTCGCTGTCGAGGATCAGGCCGGTGGTGGTGCCGTCGGCCGTAGGCACGACGGCGCGGGCGCCCTGCCCGATGGCATCGTCATCCTCCTCGCGCCGGATGGTGACGCTCGAGGACGACACCGCGTCGAGGACATAGGTCCGGGCGCGGTTTACGGCGTTCTTGTAGCTCACGAGCAGCAGATCGTTGGCCTTGAGCTTCTTGTAGATCGACAGGAAATAGTCGGCCGTCTCGACGGTCGCGGGACTGTCGGTGGTGATGAAGGTGTGGAGCTGGCGGCGCGAGCCGGCAGAGCCGTCCGGGGTGCCCATGACGCCGATCGTCTGGAAGCCGGTAGCTGCGAAGGTCATCTTTGGAAATCCTTGTGCTTGGAGGGCAGTGCCCATCCGGGTTGCGAAGGCCAGGGCGAGGATCGCCCCGGCGACGTGCGCGAGTGCCGCTAGGGCAACGTGGCGTCAGACCACGGCGAGGGTGCCGGTGGAGCGCAGGCGGGCGCGGATGATGCCGGTGCCGTTCGGCTTGAGAGCCTTCGGCGCGCCCTTCATCTTCATGTTGATCGACAGGGCATCGATCTCGTTGTGCCACTGCGTGGTCACCTTGAGCTCGGTATGCGGCGCCCAGCCCAGGGCCGTGCGGTGCCACATCAGCGTGTCCTGCTTGCCGGCGCCGCCGGCGCCTGTGGAGAGGAACATGTCCTCGGCGTCTTCCTCGACATAGAGGAACCAGTTGACGCCACCCCAGAAGCGGCTCTCGGTCGCTTTCATGAAGGGCAGGTCCTCGCGGCTGACATGGTCGGCCGAGTTGACCAGCTTGTTGAGCAGGAACTCGTTCCAGGCCTGCAGCGGGAGCGGGCAGAACCAGTCACCGTCCCAGGGCGCTTTGGTCGCCTGGGCGTTCATGATCATGGTCTGCGCGGAGACGACGGAGAAGGCACCCGCCGAGAAGTCGCAGCTGCCCTGTGCGGTCGTCACCGCGGCGACGGCGGAATAGCCTTCCGCCATGGTGACGGTATCGGCCTTGCGTCCCATCGCCATGGCGCCGGCCTCGTAGATAACTTCCTTCTCGTCGACCGAGAGGCGGTCCTCGTCCCACTCGTACACATGGTCGTAGACCGTGAAGGTGCGCAGCGCGACGGTGACCGGCGTGATGGGCTGGCCGCTCGGGGCGTTCTGCTGGCCGGCGCTGATGGTTTCGTAGGCGGTGTTCTTGCCGGCGACGAAAAATTTAGCTTCCGCCGAGCCGTTGAACGAGGTCGGCGTGCTGGTCATGCCACGCAGCTTGCCGCCCTTCTGCTGATAGATGGCCTGGACGCGGTCGACGTACTGCGTCCGGAACATCACCGATGCATTGTCTGCCATTTCTGGTGCTCCGATTGAGGGGTTTTGCTCGCTCGATCGGAGAGGCCGCGGCGCGCCCGGCAGGTCCGGATGGAACCGGAGAGGCCGCCCGGGGCCGCAGGTCCGCTTTGAAGCGTGAGGTGACGCTAAACGCCGGCGCGTTGCGTCAACCGGAAACACCGAGGGCCGGGCGCCCTACGCGCACCCGGCCCTCAATCCCACGGCGACAGCGCCGTACTCTCTCGCGGGGGTTATTTCTTGCCGTGAAGCGCCGCATACCCGTCGTCGTAGCGCTTGCGCAGATCCGGATCGAACTTCCTGGCCGGATCGGTGAGGTGCCTGTTAGCGGGATCGATGCGCGGATCCGACGACATCTTCCTGAGATCATCGGCGGTCAGCGCGCCCGGCGCGCCACCCTGGCCTTCCGCCGGCAGCTTGAAGCCGCTCTGGCCAAGCCGGCTTTGCAGCGCGCGCAGCAGGATGTTGCCGGCGGCCGTGTCGGTCAGCGCCACCAGCGAGGCCTCGACTTCGGCCTTGAGCTCGGGGGAGACGCCGGCGGGAAGCTGCAGCTGGGCGGCCAGTCCCTTGGCGTAGGCCTCGGCCTCCTTGAACTGGGCGCCGGTCGTCACGGCATCGACGCCCATGGCCTTCATGTAGCTCTGCACTTCCACCTTCGGATCGAACGGCGCTGCGAGCACGCCGCCATCGACGGCAGCGCCATAGATTTCGTTGATGAACCCCTCGAACGCAGCCTGGCTCATGCCGTGCTTGTGCGCAGCCGTGCGGGCCAGCGCCAGCACCGGGTTGTTTGCCGCATCGCCGATGAACGGCGCGGCCTTGTCGGACGGCGTGAAGGTGTAGAGCTCGGGCTTGTCCGGCGCCTTGGGCAGCTGCGCCAGCTGCGTGCGCAGCCCTTCGGCACGGGTGTTGAGCTGGCCATGGCTCGTCCAGACCTTGGCGAGCGTCTCGGCCGCGTCCTTGCCGACCAGATCGGTCGGCATGCCGTCCGGCGCTTTCCACTGACCCTGCTGGTCACCGCCGGCGCCGCCGGCGTTGCCCTCGCCTTCCCTGAGCACGGCGCGAGCGCCGATGCCGTTCATGATGTTTTGCATGTCACGTCCTTCTGCGTTTCGGGTTCTTGACCCCTCGTCCCACGGCGATCATTCGCCGGATCTCGTCCGCCACCATGTTCTGCCCCTCGCGCGCGGCGCCGGCGACACCCACCTGGTCGGCCGACAGGCCGAGCTGCACGATGTAGCTGACGCGGAAAAGCGTGCTGTCGAACAGGTGCTGCAGCGCCTTCTTGCCGCCAGGCGTGGCGGCGAACTCCGCCCAGACCTTGGCGATGGCGAGAAAGTCGGCGTCCTTCTCCTCGAGGCGGATATCGAGCAACTTCTTGATGCGCGGATCCACGCCGCTGAAGAAGTCCCAGCCGGACGTGTTGGCGTAGGCTCGGAGGATATCGTCGAGATTGTCTTCCTCGATCGCCATTAGGCCGCTCCGGCCGGCTTGCCGCCCAGCGCCTGCAGCGCCGACGCGACCTGTTGCTGCTCGGCGAGCTTCTTGTCGACCGCCGCCCGCTCATCCGTGGTGAGGATGTATTTCGGGTCGACGCCGATCGCACGGCCGCCATCGGTTAGGATGTCGTCGGTCTTGGCGATGCGGGCGATGCCCGGCGCCGTCGCCTTCGCGCCCTCGATGCCGAGCACGACCTGCAACCAGTTGAGCGAGTGCTGCCAGTGGCTCGCCGCGCGCGCCATCGCCATCGGCGACTTCACCCTCATCTTGACCAGCAGCTGGTCGATCGGGATCTGCGATTTGATCAGCGCCCGGTCATAGGCGATCTCGAGAGCGCGCAGCACGGCGCCGGCGCAGATCTCCATCACCAGCCGGCCGAATGCGCCCTGGTGGTCGGACGCGCCGCGCTTCACGCGCTCGATGATCTCCGTCGGCGTCTTCACCGCCTCGCCCGCCATCGGCAGGTCGTTGTCCATCATCGTGCCCTTGATGCCGGCGCGCAGATCCTTGAGCACGATCTGGGTCAGGTCTAGCCGCGGCTCGGGCAGCCGCTCGATCGATTTGCCCAGCGTGCCGCCATTACGCGCCACCTTCCAGAACGCGCCGGGCTCGATCGGCGACAGGTCCGGGTTGAACACGCCGTCGTCAACCGCGGTGTAGATGCCCAGCATGGCGATCGCGGCGGCCTGCAGCTGCAGCCGCACGGCCGTGTTGGTGGTCTTGATCGCCGGCATCGCCAGCATCACCACGCCGCGGCCATAGCTCTCGCCCGGCACGCGGTAATAGCGAGGAATGAGCCAGGGGCAGGTGCGGGTCTGGCTGTCCTCGATCAGCGCATCCTGCTTGGTGCACCAGACGCAAAGCCGCCAGCGATTGGTCTTCGGGTCGAACACGGTGTCGAGCCGGTAGTCGACTTCCGTCTCGGGCTTGGCCTTGTAGAGGTCGGTGAGGTCTTTGCCGAAATTGCCGTCCGGATAGGCTTCGAACAATGTGCGCAGCGGGCCCTTGCGGTCCCAGAAGATGCCGGTGACGCGGCCGTTGGCGCCGCACTCGATCATGATC